GCCCCAAAACATCATCGTTCCGTACGGAGCGAAGGACTTGATGACGGCTCAACGTGTGACTCACGTCCTTGAACTGTCTAAAAATGACCTGATCAAGCAGCAAGTCTCCGGTTTCTACCGTGATATTGACGTTGCCGACCCAAAACTGTCGGACCGTGACGTCATTGAAGAGAAAATTGACAAAATTACAGGGGTGGAGCCCGGCAGTGAGCCGAGCGAGTACGTATTGTACGAGTGCCACACCTACTTGGACATCGAAGGATTTGAAGATACGGACAAAGATGGCAAGCCTACGGGCATTCGCCTTCCTTATATCGTCACCATGAACGAATCCAACGGCGACATCCTTGCAATCCGCAAGAACTACAAGGAAGACGACCCTAAAAAGCGCAAACGCCAGTATTTTGTCCACTATAAGTTCATTCCCGGCCTCGGTTTCTACGGATTCGGCCTTGTTCACCTGATTGGGAACCTTGCTCGCGGCAGCACCTCTGTTCTCCGCCAGCTTATTGACGCAGGTACGCTGGCAAACTTGCCTGCCGGGTTCAAAGCCAAGGGGATCCGCATCCAAGATCAGGAATCCCCCTTCCAACCGGGGGAATGGCGCGATATTGACGCACCCGGCGGGGCCCTTCGCGACAGTCTGCTACCTCTCCCCTATAAAGAGCCAAGTCAAACCCTGTTCCAACTGCTGGGTTTCTGCGTTCTTGCAGCCGAAAAGTTTATCGGAACGTCCGATATCGGTATGAGCGACAGCAACCAAGAACTGCCCGTCGGAACCACCATCGCTCTGCTGGAACGCGGCTCTCGCGTGATGAGTGCAGTGCACAAACGGCTTCATTATGCCCAAAAACAGGAATTGCGTTTACTGGCTCAGGTGTTCGCTGAGTATATGCCTCCCGTGTATCCATATGAGATCAGCGGTGCTCCGACCTCTATCAAGCAGCAGGACTTCTCAAACCAAGTCGATGTGATTCCGGTCAGTGACCCGAACATCTTTTCGATGACCCAGCGTATCTCCTTGGCTCAGGAGCAGTTGCGTTTGGCTCAGGCCGCTCCGCAGATGCACAATCTGTATGAGGCCTACCGTCGGATGTACTCTGCCCTTGGTGTTCAGGATATCGAGCAGGTCCTTCCTCCTCCGCCCAAGCCGCATCCGGACAGCCCGTCCATGGAGAATGCTCGGTCTATGCTTGTTCCAAACGGTGCTCCAGCCCTTCAGGCTTTCCCGGATCAGGATCACACGGCCCATATCGAAGCGCATGTAACCTTCTATAAGATGCCTTTGATTCAGCAATCCCCGCAAGTTCAGGGTGTTTTGCTGGGTCACATCTTTGAACACGTTAGCATGGCTGCTAACCAGACCGTTATGCAAAGCGCACAACAAATGGCGATGCAGGCACAGTCCATGGGTATGGCTCCGCCTGATCCACGCATGATGGCTTCCGAGCAGGCTAAGATGGAAGCCGAGATGATTGCCAAGATCATGGAAGAGGTCATGCCTAAGCCAGATCAAATGGATCCTCTTATTGCATTGCAGCAAAAAGACTTGGAACTTCGGAACAAGGCTATCGAATACAAGGCCGAGGAAGCGGCCCACCGTATCGATTTAGACGAACGCCGTCTTGAAGCGAAGAAACAGACAGATGAGGAACGTCGACTTTCGAACGAGGACATCTCGCAGTTACGTGCTAACATCTCGTTGCAGCGGGCGCGTGAGGCCAAAGGAGGTCGATAATCATGGCTGACTATGGTAACCTCCTTTCGTATATCCGGACCAGAGAAAACCCTTCGGCTAACCCGTTGGCTAAAAACCCCCGCTCGTCTGCGAGTGGGGAGTTCCAGTTTACGAATAGCACGTACATAAACACTGTCAGAAAAATGGACCCCCGTTTTCGCACAATCTCTGATAAAGAGATACTTGCTATGAAAAACGGTACCAGTGACGATGCTAAGTTGTTTAACGAGAAGGTCGCCCAGTACTCTTTGCAGAATGAGGTGGCTCCCATTCTTCAGAAAGCGGGTCTTGAGGTCAACCAGCAGACAGCGTATCTCGGATGGTTTGCCGGTCCTCAGAAGGCCGTTGAAATTATGAAAGCCGACCCGAGCACTCCACTCAAGGACATTCTAAGCCCTGAAGCCATTTCGGCTAACCGTGATGTCAAGCTTGGGGAAAAGAGCTTTGCACAGTTTACCGCGGGAGATATGGTTGCTTGGTCTGCACAGAAAACAGGAAGTCAAACTCCCGGGTCCGCCCTCGGTACTGGCGGTGGGTTAGATAAGGCTCCACAGCAGGCGGCACCGCAACCGCAGGAACAACAGGGACAACCTAACGATTCTATCTTTACACCTCCGCCCGAAATGCCCGATAACTCTTTTTCCACCGCAGATGCTCTTTCCTCTTTGGACGAGGACCGCGGTTTCTCTAATGCTAAGTATCTGTCTCAACTTTCTTCCTACGTTCAAGGACAAGGAAGGCCACAACAAGTTGCAATGCTTCCGATTCCTCGGCCAGCATCTCTATCTACCCCCGTGCCAACACCTGTTGCGCGACCCGCAAACCTTGGAATTGCCAACCTCCCTCGATAACGTAAGGACCTAGTCATGAAAAACTCAAGCCGCTCTCCGTACTTTGGAGCCTCTAAACAAAAAGACGTTCCTATCACCACCAACTTGGAAATCGTCAATCAAGGTACGATTCCCTACAAGCATCAAGAGGGTGCGCCAGTTTCTCCTGCCCCTACGGGTCGTCAGGAAGCTCGCGGCTTTGGCTTGATGATGCGTCCGGTCAAATATCTCGTACGGTAACAACATGGCAAAAACCCCAGCTTGGACCCGCTCTGCGGGGAAGAACCCCGCCGGAGGGCTAAACGCTAAGGGTCGTGCCTCTGCTAAAGCGCAGGGGCATAACCTTAAGCCGCCAGTTCTTAAGGGTGACAACCCTCGACGGGCAAGCTTCCTTGCGCGGATGGGGAGTATGCCGGGGCCCGAGCGTGACGAAAAGGGTAAGCCAACACGCTTGCTGAAGTCTCTTCAAGTGTGGGGGGCTTCCTCAAAAGCGGATGCCAAGGCAAAGGCTGCTGCTATCAGCAAAAGGAACAAGGGCAAATGAAAAAGCAAGTTTGGGATAAGCCCCGCCCCAAAGGGTTGGGCAAATCAAAGTCCTTGTCTCCTAGTCAGAAGTCCTCTGCCAAAGCTGCGGCAAAGGCCGCGGGCCGACCCTACCCGAACCTTGTAGACAACATGCGAGCTGCAAAGAAGAAGTAACATGGATCCTTTAACCGTACTAGCTCTTGCCCAAACAGCTTTCGCTGGTTTGAAAGCGGGCATAGCTGCGGGTAAAGAGATCCAGCATGTTGCTAAAGACCTTTCCGATTTGTGGGGTAGCCTTGCAAAGCTGACGCAGATTGCTGCGGAACCACCTCGTAAGTCCTTGTTCTCCAGCAAGTCACCTGAGCAGATTGCCATTGAGCGGTACACAGCTAAGGCCGAGGCTCAGGATTTGACCGCCAAGGCCAAGAACATGTTTGTCGGTCAGTTTGGACTGGCTGCTTGGGATCAGGTCCAGCGCGAGGTGATTAACATTCGTAAAGAGATTGAGCGGGAAAAGTACATGGCGGAGAAGGCTCGGGCTGCAAAGATCGAAGAGCTGCGGGACGCCGCTGTCGTTACGATGATTGTTCTCGGGCTGATTGCAATGATTGGTCTTGTGGGAATGGTTCTGCTGGTAAGAGGGTAAGATGAACGAAGCTGAGATTGCACAGGTTAAGATGCAGGAAGTGTTGGCAGCTGCTGCCAGCAAAGGAGCCCTGATCGAGAAGATCGTGTTTGCGGGGATACCAATCCTGTTCTCCTGCGTGGTCTATCTTATGACAGCTCTCAGCACTGCCAATAGCGAGATCATACAACTAAAGTCTAAGATAGCCATTGTCGTGACGGCAGAGAACAAGGCTATTCCTCCGCAGGGTACAACCATTGATATGGCCCAGATCAGAGAACAGCTGAACGATAAAATTGACAAGGTGGAGCGCGACGCTGCCTTGGCCCGTGCAGCTATGACCCTTGATCGTGAAAAGTCGATGGCGGCTATTGATCGTCAACGGCTCGAAATGAATGCCGACGCAGCCATTGCTCGTGCGGCAATCCGCTCGGAAGCGGCGGTGGCTCGTGCTGAGTTAGACAAACGTATAGCACTATTAGAAGCGAGGGTACATTGAATGGATCTTTCAAAAATCGGTGGCCTTTTGGGGCAAGTAGCACCCACCATAGCTACAGCTTTGGGTGGCCCTTTGGCAGGGTTAGCGGTCAAGACCATCTCGGAAGCGATGTTCGGGCATCCGGATGCAAACGAATCCGAAGTGTCAGCCGCTCTAATGGGCGCAACGCCAGAGCAGCTTCAGAGGCTGAAAGAAACCGACGCCACTTTCAAATTAAAAATGAAGGAGTTGGACATTGATCTTGAACGTATCTCGGCAGCGGATCGTGACTCCGCCCGAAACATGCAGATCCATACCAACGACTGGATCCCCCGTGTCCTTGCCATCATGATCACGGTGGGTTTTTTTGGCATCCTTATTTGGATGCTATTGAAGGGTATGCCGCCGACTGGGACCGAAGCACTTTTGATGATGCTGGGTGCGCTGGGAACGGCTTGGACAGGCGTTGTTAACTTTTATTACGGGTCTTCCGCCGGAAGCAAGGCCAAGACAGATGCTATGTCAAAAAGCAAGGAGCAACTGTGAACGATCTTTACATTTCGGATAAACTGTTTAAAGTTATCCGCGAGCGTCGTTTAACTATCGTTGAAGCGTTAACAGAAGGCCCGGTCAACGATTACGCCGCTTTTCGCCACCTTCGTGCCAAGTTTGAAGCTTGGAACGAGGTCGAATCAGAACTGCGCCTTCTGCTGAAAAACGAAAGAAATACAGACAATGAGTAGGTTAATTCTACCCGACCACGTTGCTGCCAAATTCCGCCAAGGGGATGTCGTCTCAACCGAGGTGGAGGAAGTTAAAGAGGAACAAAAAGGAGCCTTAGAGCAGGCTTTTGTTCTTGAAGAAGACCGGGTCTTGG